ATGAAGTTGCCCAGCTTGCATTTCCGTTAGCGTCTGAAATTAGAACTTTATTTAACGCTTGCGTTCCATCAACTAATCTAAATCCAGTTGAATATAAAGAGCCTATTACGTTTATATTTCCGTTGCTTATAATAGCAAAAGGATTAGTAATTGTAGTAAAACCACCACTTGTAGTAGGAGAATATACATTTAACGTTCCTGCTGTTGTTATGATATTAGAACCACTAACGTGTGAATAAACAGGTGCTGTTATTCTTATTTCTTCTTGTAAAGTTATTGCACCGTTAGCCCATTGGCGTGAGCCAGTAGTAAATAAAAAGCCAGCAATATTTGCGCTTGCTGTTTGCCCTGTGTTATTTGGCTTTGTAAAAGAAAAAGAAGTTGTTGCTCCACTTGTGCTTATTCCGTTCCATTGCGCTAAAACATTTGCGCCGACGTTAGTTCCAAAAAATATAGAATTATTTGCATTTTTAGCGTATAATCCTAAATTTCCAGTATAAGCATTTATTTGACCGCAAGTCAATAAATTACTTATTGACGCAGTTCCAATTACATCTAATGTTACACCGGGTGAAGTTGTGGCTATTCCTAGTCTATTATTCACTTCATCATAAGCAGAAGTTCCAAATAGTATTTTACCTTTTGTTGCATTTGTTGTAGACGCTAAAGTTAAAGTCCCACCACTTGCAGATGAGCCGTAAATCAAAGGCGTAGTTATATCAGTCGTAAAAGTCGGGCTAGTTCCAAAAACCAAAGAGCCTGTTCCTGTTTCGTCGCTTATTACACCTGCTAATTGAGATGAAGTGGTTGCTGCAAATTGACTTAAAGGATTAGTTGTTAAAGCATCTCCAACACCGTAAACATTACTATCAACTGTGCCATCCGCTTTTAAAAACTGAGTTGATGAACCACCTGTTTTTATAAACCCTGTTGTTTCTATTTTTTTTGTTGCAACATTTCCAGTAGTTAATACTTGTTCAAGGGTTGGAGTGCCAGCGCTGCCAACAGGCTGCCAGGTTCCATCGTCTCTTAAAAAATAACCTAACGGTGATGAAGATTGTATTTTTGTTACATCAACAATACCAACAGAGTTTATTCCTAAATAACCACCATTGGCATCTTTATCGTCAATAATATTTACTACCGATTCGATTATAGAATTAAACGTGTCACGTAATCCCTGTGCCGTAGTTTGGTTTCCACCGGTAAGTACTTTACTATTTAAAAGTGCAACTAATGCAGCCCTATTTATTGCGCTCATGAAATATATTGATAACCTTTATTTGTATAAGCTAAATTTGAAACAGTAAAACTTTGTTGAAGGATAGGAGCATATTTTAATAAATTTGTTTCTTCGGTCCGAACAGTTAAAATCAATCGGCCCATTGAAACATTACTTGCATCTTCAACATTTTGTTCCCTTAATTGCATTTCTCCTACCAATATTCCTCCGATTGTTCCAGGAGCAAATAATAATGTTTTATACTGAGGATCTTCTAAAATGTAATCGCAAATACTTAAAAGACTTTCAAGTAATATTTGTGATTCTTTATCTCCTGGTTTATTACTTTCTGATGCTGCTCTAGTGAAAATGTCAATAGCGTATTGATAGGTCCCGTCCTTACTTCCTTGAGTCTTACTATCAAAAACACCATTAATAACAGAAACATTTACAAATGCTAATTCTGTTTGATCAATTGGTTTTTTACGCTCAATATAAACACCATCAACATTGCAATTAGGATTATAATTAAGATATTGATTATTTAATTCGACCAAAAGAATTTGCGCTATACGATCGCGTATAGGTTCAAAATTTCTTTTTGGAATTGTATAATTTATAAGAGCGCTCATTTATAATCTTCTAAAACAAAAACAATTAATCCGATTGTTTCATCCGGCATTTTTGATTTAATGATGTAATTTTTTAGTATTCCTGAACTATCTTTTACATCAACAAGATCATTTTTCATATCAACTTCTCCTGATGCATTTCTTACTGAATAACCGGCATTAGTTAATAAACCTTCACTTACTGATACTGTGGCATTTTTTGAATAAACAACATTTCCAACACTATCAACTCCTAAATGAATTTTATTATGAATGCCATTTATGGTAACAACTTTACCATCTTTTGCAGAAGTGAATTTTATAGGAACACCAAAATCATTGCCGTTTCCAGTAATGATTTGTAAATCTGCTATGGCTTGATCTATTAGTCCCATGTTAACAAAAAAGGTGAGTAACCTTAATAACTCACCTTTTTATTTTAAGTTTAAACCCCTTTAAACTATTTTTTTTTAACTTCAGTTTTCTTTACTTCAACTAAAAATCCTGTTTTTACAAGTTGATCAGCAATGCCTTCTTCCCATAAATCCTCCGGATATTCCTTTGTTTTATCAGTTAGCACTCCGTTAGGATAGCCAACTGATAAAGTATTTGGATGAATTTTAAAGTATTTCATTACGCAACGCACTGAAGTGTATAAATTTGATCTACTACTGTAGGAATCGCTAAAGGACAAGATTCAACATCATAATAGTGAGCACGTTTGTCTACATCAAGAAAATCAGTGAAAACAAATTCACCAACAACTGGCATCGCTCCTGGTTTTACAACTTGAGGAACTGCTCCAAAAGCTGTTTTAAACTTGGTAACTTCAGGTAATAAAATACCTAATTTTGGATTGATGTATGGTTGCATTACACCTGCTGAATCTTGGTAGTATTCAGGATAAGTCCAAACATTAACAAGATAAGATCCACAACTCATTTGACCATGGAATGCAGCACCAATAGCTTCTTTTTGTGGCGGTCTCATATCATCCAACTTTAAGTTGAATAAGTTTTGACGATTTAAAAAGATTGTGTTTTTATATAAATCTGCTTTTGCAGTATTACCCAAAATTAAATTGAATGTTCCAGTTTGAACTTTACCAACTGTACGTAAAAACACACAACCAGCTTCTAATTGATCAAAAGGATTTGTTGTTCCAGTGATCCAATAGTTACCAGCTCCCGGATCTACTTTTGAAGCAGCTTTACGCTTGAAATCAATTGATGTGTTAGTTCCAGCATTTAAAACAATACCAGTTTCTAAAACATTTTTACATTGAATTTCAATTGCACGCTCAATTTTCTCTTGAAGTTGTAATTGATTATCTACAACGTCATTGATCAATGCAGCAAAAACTGAATCATCAATACTTTGAGCAGCATACAATCGATCGTACAATTGTAATTTTGTTGCATCAAATTTCTCACGGAAATATGGTGGAATAAATAACTTTTCAGTTGAACGAGTCCATTGGTTACGATTTCCATCATCACCACGAAATACATCAACAGCAACTTTTTCAGTTCCACGTTGAACTTCAATTGACACTTCTAAAGTTGGCGAAACAACTGAAGGAAAAAATGAGCGTAAAAAATTCGCTGGCTTTGGACGTTCTTTATAAACATCAATAAGTTTTGAGGTGTATAGACCTTGCGCGTCTGTTGTCGAAATATTTGGCATATTTTCTTTTTTTTAAGTTTTAATTAATTTATGAATTGTCGTAATCAGTCATTTCATTTGAAACAACAAGTAAAATACCGGTAGTCTCAGCCATGATTTTATCTTTAATTCTACGTCCTGCAACAACTGTTTCAATTGTTTGACCAAAGCTTGTAGGGAAGAAAGAAACTTTATCTTGCGCTACACGTCCAGCAACTGTAAGTGAACATGTCTCAGTTGCACCTGCATCTAAACTAACATCATCTGTTAGGATACCACACACAAACTGAGTACCATTACTGGCAGCAGAATTAAAAGGTGCAATTATTCCACTTGAAGCAATACGCCCCATAACTGTACCTGCTGGTAAAACTATCGGATTGTATCCTGAGTTATTAATAAATGCTTCTTGGCGAGTGTAATTACCTCCTAAGAATATTTTTGAAGTATCTGTGTTTACAAATAACTGGCTACCAGTATTTAAAGTAATTGATTGACGACTGCTCATATATTATTATTATTTTAAACCTAATTTTTTATCTAAAGAAGCGGCAAATGCAGCAATCTCTTTTTCTTTTTCTGTTTTCTCAGCAGCACCGGAAGCAGTTGTTTTTGTTTCAGGATTTTCTGCTTCAATTTTTGCCAATGTAGCAGCGTTAACAGCTTTCATTGTAAATTCAGCCATTTGAGTTGCGCTTAATGGATTTCCACTAGCGATAGCTTCTTTAACACCTTTTGCATCTGCATCAATGAAAACTAAACACGCATTAACGCGATCTTTTTCTTGAGCCACACCTAAAGCTAATGCTTGAGCAAACACATCTGGGTGTTCTGCTTTTAATATTTCAATTGTCATGGTTTTATGTTTTGGTTTAATAATTTCAGTTTGTTTTGTTTCAATTTTTCCATTGTATCTTGCAGCAATAGAAAATGCGTGTTTTTCAAAACTTTCAATCTCAGCTTTAATACTTGGAGTGATTGTTATGATTTCATTGATTAAGCCAATTTGCTTAGCTTCTTTAGCAGTTAATGGTACATCAATTCTGCTATCCATAGAAAATACTTGATCTAAAGTAATTCCCTTATCTTTTACACTTTTTAAATTTTCAAATTTTGCAACATCAACCTTAGCCTCAAAAGCCTTACGAAGATTTTTATTAATGTTTGCAAGATTTGTTTTCATTGCATCAGTGAAGTAATTCTGATCACATTCAATCCAACTTGGGTAAGCAGCACGATGTAAAAGAAATTGAGTAACATCTAATGCACTGCAATTTTCAGCATAGCAATTAAAGTATAATCCCATTGAATAACTTTTACCGTCATTCTTAACAGATTTTTTACCTTGTAATTCTGCATACTTTGCAATCATTCCCCATCCATATTCAGGAGATCCACCGGGAGTATTTAAACGAACAACAATATCAGAACTTACATCTTCAGCTAAAGCCTCATTGATTTCCTCAATGAACTCAGCAGATGTACACTCATCAATTCCTCCGTATATTAAAACCTCTGGCATATTATTTGTAAAAATAGAGGGGTAAAAAATAATTTTAAAAAAAGTTACGTTAATTGGGGAATTTATTTATACTTACTACAATGGCGAAAGGAACATCAAAAAATTCTGAGACATCAGATTTTAGAATACAAAATAAATCAATGAAGCTGAAAATGGATATTATAAATATCGCAGCTAATAAAGGATTGACGGTAACAGCATTCCTGCGAACCGTTATAATTGAAACTAGAAATAGTTATCCTGAATCAATGAGACAACCTTTAAAAGATTCGTTATGAAAAAATTATTATCTATGTGAGGCTTTTTTTTGTTTATATCGTATCCAACCTTACGGGGCTGGATTTTGAACTGGAGGTTGAGCTACTTCAATCCCGGCAGTTTTACTTTCTTCCAATTCTTTAGCATATTGTTTCATATTTGCTTTTGAACTTCCGCCATTAACAACCTCAGTTGCACTTTCAAGTGTAGTCAATGGCAATGAAGCACCGGTATCACCTAATTTTAATCTTTCAGCATTTACTTCTTTTAATGGATCAATATGTGGAACGTTATCTCCAACCCATCTTGCATTCCTAAATGAAGCTAATACCATATAATTATTTTGTCTATCAGCAATCATATAACCAGGAGCGCTAACTTTATTTTGTAAGATCTCCAAGTGTAACCACATTTCATAAATAGGTTGATTGAATGATAAAGAAAAATTATATCGTTCAACTAATAACGTGTGTTCCCAATCTTTAATTGCAGCCCTTGCGGAACTAAATGAAGTATCGTATTTACTCATTGCAACATTTGGAGGAATGCCAATAGCTGCACATACTAAATCAAAAAACACAGAATAAAAGTCTTTAAAATATAACTCAGCTTTTGACTTTTCAACAGGTTCTAATTTTGAACCTTGTGTCATATTAAAAACTTGTTTATTTGTACTTACAGCAACTTTATTTGCTATTTCAGTATTCTTAACATCTACCGGAATAGTCCCATCGTTTGCGCTTACATCGCGCGCTTGAACAATTTGTTGTAAATATGGACTTTCGCCGGTACTATTAGCTTCATGTACAATTTGTAAAGTTGTTTTTGCACTTTCTTCAGCAGTTGCAATAGTCGCTTCTTTGTAACGATCCATTTTAGCAAGTGTCTCAAATAACCCAGCAAGTGCCGGAATACATCTTGAATTATCTAAACGGTATTCAAGTCCTCCAACTAAATAAGCAACTGTTAAACCAGTAGTTGGACTTTTAGCTGCAATTCTGCTAAAAGTTAAATCAGCATTTCTAACATGATACGCAACATGTTCACCGGCATCATTCATCTCAACGCCATTCATTATTCGATTACCGTTTGCTAACTTTTGAGGGTTCCAATCATTTCCATACATTGGTGACATTACATGTGTACCATCAATCAATTGAGTTTTTAAAATTCCCTTAATAACACGAAGCACAACAAGAACATCACCTGCAATTTTGGAATTTTTATAACATGCAGATTCTAGTTTAGATAAATTTCGCATGCCGTCATAAGTTGACATTTTAGATTCTTTATAAATGCTAAAACGAGACTCAACCAAATCTGAAAATGCTTGAGGATTAATTTTAATTCCCTCACTTAAAAGAACTGATTCATTTGGTTCTGATTCTAATTTTAAACCTCTGCCAATTGTCCATACCGTCATTCTATTAATGATGATCTGAACAACTTCATTAGTTAAATAAAATCCCCAACCACGTTCGCGTAACTGAACATAATTTAAAATGTATTGTTGAGCCGGGCCAATCTCACCCAAATTCTTTTCACCATCAAAACTTGAAACAAATAACAATCTTGAATTACCGCTATTTGAAGAAAAGTAAGCAGATGATTTAGGTGTTACTAAATTTTCACTATTTGATTCTTGAATAGCTTTTGATTTTGGTTTAAAAAAATCAATTGGTGAAGTCCACCATTTTTTATTAATAGTTTCCATTAATATTACCTCCAGTAAAATTTTTACCATCAACAAGTCTTACAATTCTACCTTGTCGATTATTATTTAATTGTGCAATAACCATCTGTCTAGTTTTAAACATATCATTATATGCTTTTTGAAGATCTCCTAAACTACGATACATTACTTCGTTTTTTGTTTGACCTGTATCTAATTTATAACTTTCAAAATGGCCTGAAGAATTAGCTGTATTTATTGCCATAAGCATTCCAACTAAAATAGTATCCATTAAATCTATTTGCGCCTGCAATCCAGTTGCACTAGAAATAATTGCCGGAATACTTGTATAAACTATGTTTTGACTCATTTTGCTAAGTATAAGTTAATTTTTTAAATGTTATAACGTTTTTATTTCATTAATTTTTGAAGCTGAAATGTTCAATGATATTAGAGCCGGAGTATATGATCCGGGAGCAATGGCATTAATAGCAGCTGCAATTTTTACTAACTCAGCATTAATTAAAGCAACTTCATTTTGTAGTCCAGTGTTTAGCGGAGTATATCTTACAGCATTATGAATAGTACCTCCTAATTGCATTGTTCCATCACTTTTTAACCAAACAAAAGTTTTTAAAGTTCCAGTTGAATCAGTCGAGAATAAACGAGTTTCTCCAATTTCAGCAAGCCTGTTTTTATTCAAATAACCGATTATATATTCATTTCCATCAAGCTCAGTCTTTGTATAAATAGCAACCATGTCTTTAACGGGATTACTATCAATTCCATAAGAGCTTGCTTCTATTGCGGTTCTAACATCTGATTTCCCGTTCCAAGCCTTTACGACTAATCTTTTAAATGTATCAAAAGATGTCCCTGCTACTTTTAATATCTTCATAATCTCGGTAAGTTTTCATGACTATTTACAAAGAAATTAGTAATAGTTTCTTTGCTGTAAACGTAAGTAGGAACACAAGTTAAAATACTTTTTTCACTATCGGCATCTGCCGTAAAATCAACACTTTCAATAAACCATTTTACCGATTTATATAAAAATATATTTCTGTTTTTTACCTTACAAGTATTATTCGGCCTAATAAATTTACCGTTTAACATTCCACGATCTAAAGTAATTTTAAGAACAATGTTTTTTATTTCTTTTCTTAATTCATTTTCTGCCGCTTCCTGAATAGTAACATCATCACCTGAAGACAACACAATTACTTTAGGTCTGAATACTGCTGCTACCGGTACAAATGGATTTCTTATTGTATATTCACCAGCATTACCTCCATCTTGACTAGCTTGCATTATAACAGTAATATGTGAATGCATTGGTTGGCCGTTAAAATTCAAATCCATTTCCATTATACCAACCATTCCTTTTTCTTTATCAAAATCAAAGATTGGTTCACTCTCAGTATTAGCCTCAGTGATCAATAAATTACCGGCAGGATTATGGGATAAAACTAAATTTTTTTGAGTAGCTAAACCCGTTAAATAAGACTGTATATTTTGACTTTCTTTAGCAGTTGACTTGGTTATATTTTTATCTACTTTTTTAGCAATAGCGCTGCCAGCATCAATTTGAGCAATATCAGCAATAATTAACTTAAACTGATTTGCTTTACTTCGAATATGAGTATTAAAATTATTTAAAATTCTTTGTGCAATTTGTCTAAAACTTAATCCGTTACTTTCTAATGGATACATAGATGTTGGAATATCACAGTCAGCAAAAACACCCGACTTAGAATAGCCACCAATATGGACAAGTTCAGGCTTAGGCGTATCTTTAAACGCCTGCGAAAGCATATAACCATTGATCAATAATTCATCATCATAATAAATACTGCATTCATGGTAATGACTTACGCATGCTATTTCTGCATGTTCAGGGTTATTAGGATCAAAGTAAAAAGAGAAACTAAAGGTATCCCCAATAGCATCATATTTTAAATTCATAGCAAAACTATTCCAATACTTTACGGTACGAATTACGTCTCCGGTATCAGATTGCCTTGTATTTATTTTTAAATATATTCCCATTAAATATAGTATGTTATTTTTTTACCCTTTTCAATTCCTAACATATCTCTGTAAGTAAAATCGTTATTATCAATCAACTCGTTAATATTTGAATCATTAGGATCTAAACTATAAAGTCTGTGTGTTAGCGTGATAATATTTGTATCTTCAGTTAAAATTAAACTTCTTTCTTGTCGCCCGTTTAAAGCGATTTGCAATAAACTACTAACAGTGATATTTACTAACTGAGTTAATAAATTTAAAGCATCAAATCCCGGAACATAAAAAGCAGGGTTGCTACCATTCAAATCTTGCAACGTATCTAAATCAACTAAAAACTGTCTGTAATTTTCAAGTAACGTGTCAACTATATTTATTGCCGAATTTGAATTTCTGTAATTACCACTTAATGGAGTTGAAGCCGCTAAACACATTGATGAAATAATTGCATTCCCTTGAATTTCGTAAATCTGTTTTGATGGTACTGTATAAAGTCCGTTAATTGTAAGTCTTAAATTATTGAATTGAGCAACTAACGTATTAACCCTACTCTTAACATCTGCTGTAAATTTAGCAGGTAAGGTCAACATTGCTATTGTTGTTCTCATTGCTAATAATGGACTAGCAGTAGCCGTATTAATGTAAGATGAAGCTGTACTAAAAGCATTGAAATAATCTTGAGCCTCTTCCGGTATAGTAATTATTTTTAATCCTTGTTTATAATTTTGAGCCGTTACAATGTTTAAAGTATTTACATCTGTAATTGTTGGAGGCTGCGTTAACTCAGCTTCATTTGCAACATCTAATTTTGTTTTAATTTGAGCAATAGAATCTATCGGGTCAATTACCGTAATTGGGTTATCTTCTGTTATTGTTTCAATGGCAGTACAAGTAACTTTTGAATAGTTCATTGTTGTATTATCAACATTTAAACTCATCAATTGTGCTATAATCACATCATATAAAGGATGCTCAATAACCATTGGACGCATATCACTACACGATCGCTCAAATTTAGCGTAATCATCTAAATGATCAGGGCCTTGGAAATAAAACTCTAAAGGAAATTTACGACCTAATACTTTTTTCTTTTTCGCTAAAGTTCCGTTAACTTCTAAAAACGAAAATTCAGATCCATGCCATTCAATAGATTTACTAGAGTTTACCCAAATAACAGTATATACTTTTCCGTCACCAGTAGTAATACTTAATTGTTTTGTTATCTTGTCTTCCCAACTCATTTCCAAACTTTTGCTAATTGGCGTTCGCCTTGTTTAATATAAAAATCATCAAGTTTTTTTTGAGTGATCAAAGAAGCTTCTTGCATAAAATTAGTTGGCTTTACTTTTACCTTTCTACCTTTTTTAAATGAATATAGTGGTGTAGCTTTAAAATTTGCTTTTTTACTTCTTAAATTGCTTTTTGGAGCAGTATCAATTCTAAATAAAATATCACCTCTTAAAACAAAACCACCTCGACCGGCAACAGATGCTGCAATAACAAATTTTTCTCTTTGGTTTTTACCAATTGAATCGTTAACATTTATAATCCTATTAATTTTACTTAATTGCGCATTAGGCTTAACTAAACCAGTATGTGTTTTTCCTTTACGAGCAAATACAGTTGGAATAAAACTCCTGTTATCAATTACCCCTCCGTGTTCTTGCTCTTCCAAATCATCAACTGAATGATTTGTTCCTCCTTTAGAAACAAATCCAACAGAAGATTTCATTGTGCTAATATTAAACCCTGTGGCTTTTTGATAAGTACTATTTGCTTTAAAGAAATTCTTTTCACGATTAATAAAATTATTTTTAGAAGATCGTAACATTGTATTGGTTTTAACATCAAATGCAGCATCATTCAACGTACCACAAACTGCTGCTGGTAACGCTGACTTTCTTAATTTCTCTAACTTGTTAGTCATAGAAACAACCGCATCCGTATTGATGTTTATTCTCATTAATCTAAATAAAAACTTATTCCATCAAGCCTAACATTTACAGTAGGACCAGCAAGAGTTCCTGGATTTACATAAACATTTCCATTTGTATAAACAGATCCTTCTACTGCAATATAAGTAGTGCCATCTTGAGCCATCAAATTAAAATATCTTTGATATGAAGGTCTATATCCGGCCGGTAAATTAAATATTACTCCTGATGTCAAAGTTGCAACACTTACAACACCTTGCAATGTTACTAATCCTTCATAATTTTTTCTATATTTTACAGTACTAGTTGCTGTCCAACTATTTAAAAAAGAAGAAACGGTTATTGGGGTAACAACAGGTGTTCTGAAAATATTCACAACATTCCAGCACGGAGAAGTAGGGCTATTTAAAAAACTCGCTTCTAATAAAACACTTTCATTAGTCTTTAAAGTTAACGTTCCAGTACTTGGCTGAAAAACATCAGAACCATCAGGAACTAAAGCTAAATCACCGGCACCAGTATTTAATATTGTTATTTTTTTAAAATTATTTAAAGTAGTTAATGGCGGTAAAATAAAACCACCAGCAGCGGCATTAATCTTAATAACTAAACATCCAACATCGGCATCTGTTAAATTAGTAGTTCCAGCGCCATAAAATCTTTCTTCACGATATGAATTTGCCATATCTAAAAACGCTTCCATGTACTGAAAACCATTTACTTGATCTTCAGGAAAACCATTTGGAGTAATACTACTTAATGCTGCTAATCGCGCAAAGAACTGATGAAAGTCAGCGTACACATCTTTATTTATCGGAGTACCATCTCCAATACCAGTATTATCTTTTATATTTCCGTAAGGAAAAGCACCGCCTGGTGCTGTTACATTTGTTTTACTTGCTAAAGGAATCATGTTTATATATAATTAATGAATAAATAACCTACTGTTTGAACTTGTTTTATGTTTAAAATTAACTGCCTAAATTCTTGCTCTCTTGATGCTGTTACATTGGCGTAAGTACCTAATACAGATCCGCCAATAAAAAATGTACTTCTTAAATTTGACCCAACATTAAATCCAACATCAACGGAATTATAAATACTATTTGCTATCACGCTGTTTATATAAATACCACTTTGTACATCGCTATGCTGGTGATCTCCATGTTGAACTTGTGATGAGATATTCGCATTTAATGTAACCGGATTATATTGACTAAATCCAGTTGGATAGTTATAAATAATATTTTCATGCACATAAACATTAAATCCAGCATCTTGTAATTGTTTTTCTAAATTAAGATAATGTCCTTTTGCAGGATTAACACCCGGCGCTTGCATCTTTCTTTTAATAGCCAACATTCTACTTGCTAAAGGAGTTGCAAGGTTTGTAATTAATCCTAACCTTCTTTCCCAATCAGTTGCATCATCGCTGGTGAAATTTGAATTGTCAGGTAATATGCTGTATAAAATAGATACAGCATCTTCATAAGCCTGAGCTTCACTTACTGCCAACGCCTTATGTAATCCTTCAAAATAACCAAAGAATGGCAGTTTCCAAGCCCTACCGGTTGGATAAAGTTGGCGTGTTAATTTTAATATTTTATCTCCTATGTAACTCATTATAAGTAAACAATTGTAGGGTTCAAATAAGGAATGTTGCCATTGTTAAATGTATAAGTGCTCATTGAAACTGCATCTACAGTAAATGTTACACTTGTAAAAACAGCCCCAGGTTTTGCTGTTATAATTGATCCAATTAATTTATTTGTATCAATTATATCATTCTTATCAGTTAACACATCTGCACCCGCAACGAATGGTCGCATAGCATTTACTGTGTCAGTAAGCGCGGTTAATAAAGTTGCTTGTATAGCTGGCGTTAATCCTGAGTAACCAGTAATTGTAATTACAATTGTCTTAATTGTAACTGGCAAATAATTAACCATTGCTTGTAAAGGTCTTCTACCTCTTTCGTTTAAGGCTAGTGAAGTATCCGGATTAAAATCAACTACAGTTTCAACGTCAGTTAATATTTGTGCTGTTGGAGTTCCTTTACCATCTATCGAATCAACTACTGTAGCTTCTACATATAAATCTATTTCTCCTTGAGTTCCACTTTTAGCATAAGGATAAACTCTTTCTACTCCTTGAGCATCTTGTGACCATAAACGATAATCTGTTGCGGCACCACCTTGAGCCTCTAATCTATATGATAAAATTACATCCGTACGATACGCCTCTATTGTTTCAGCCGCTAATGGCGGCACGATTACACTAAATACACTTGTTGAAGCAACACCGCTATTAACTAACGGTATCGGGGCTGTTGGAGTTAATGTATCCAATAAGTCTAATTTACCTTCAGCCCCTAACGTTAAAGCCCTTACTGTTATATAATCAGTAGCCGTTAATAACGTATAAGCATTGTCTAATACATATAAAATTCCCGGATTTAAACTAGTATCATCACTTTTAAATGTTGATTGAGCAGGAATAACAGCTCCAATTGTACCAACTACTTTAATTGAATACTGAGCGGCAACAGCTGCGAATGGAACTCTTCCTAGTTTGATTGTTCCAAAACGGATTAATGTCTCTTCATCGCACGTATCGGGAGCAACGTTTTTTTGTAAAGCTGCTATTACCAAATAATATATTTTTAATTTTGCAGCATGAACAGCCGCAAAGCATCTTAGTACAGCTTTACCAAATGGATTAATATTAACCCCATATTCAGTGTTGATGTCAGCGATTATGCCAGTGTAAAGCGAATTTAATGTTGGAATTGTTATCATATAAAAAAATCATTGTTAAAATCTATTGCGAAAAAATCACCGCTTGCTTTTTTAATAAAATTAATTATTGCCACTTTTTCATCACCGGTTTGAAAAACACCTCTTATCTCAACCGATACTTTATTTGTTTCAGGAATTGAAACGACAACAGTTAAAGTAACACCTAAATCAGAAAGATATTTTAAATCTGTTTTTATAGCATTTTCAATTTTAACACGGCCAATACTTGTTAATTCAGTTGTATTTAATATTCTTTCAGTATTTGAATTAAACTGTAAAGCAGCCTGAGACGGGAACAATAAACTATTACCCCACCAATCCTTTGAGTCGGCCAATGTTATTGTAGCCTCTGTGTTTTGTTCTACATTACCCCCAAACATTGATAAATAAAACTGATTTTCATTACCATTAACAATTGCCAAATCATTACCGAGCAACTGTAAGTCGCCTCCGTTTAATGTTTCAATTATTGCTAGATCAAAAAATCCCATATTTATTTTTTAGTACTCATTGTTGAAGTCATTTGAGGCATCACACTAACGCTTTTAGTTCCACCACTATTAAAATCTACTGGTACATTTCCATCATTTTTAACTGTTATTGTAGCATTAGCATTAGCGTTATTTGTTGTAGTCGTATTTTCTGCCTGAGCCACTTTTGTACTTTGAAAATTCATAGCATCTTTAACACCAGGTTGTGATGTTACCATTTTCATTGCCCATGAACTTTCAAGATCTTTAATTTTTTGCTGACGATTTGCAGACTGAGCCGCCTCACTTCCTCCAACATCTGCAGTACTTCCTTTTCTAGTCAATACATTATTAGTATAAAGAGCGGCATTCATAGCAGATAAATTAGCTAGTGACTGATTTTCTTTAATATAGTTCTGTCTATCCTTAGCGCCTTGCGCCATTTTCTTTTTTTCATTGGCATAAGCAACATCAGACATTCCACCAGTTGCATTCTGAAAACCATACCATATAATTTTCATTCCATCAACAGTAGTAGCGAATGCATTCGACATTACTCCCCACATTGATTTTGCTTGATAAACAAAAGCATCAATTGAATAACCCATTCCGGTCATCATTATATCCCATTGATCACCCCAGCCTTGATATTGACTTGCTAAATACGCAAGCCCTGCAACTAGTCCGGCAACGGCTGCTATTACTAATCCAATTGGGTTTGCAGTCATTGCAGCATTCCATAACCACTGAGCTGCCGTAACTGCTTTTGTAGACCATTCATAAGCCTTTAATGCTAAAGCACTTTTACCAACTGCTACAGATACTATTCCAGTTAAAGCACCTTGAATACCTAAAGCAATATTTAAACCGCCAGTAACTAAAGAGGTTGCTATTATAGAAGCTTTCCATATTGCAAAAAATTTAATAACATTTATTCCAACTGCAACAATTGTATCTAAATTATCAGTTACGTAGCTAATTGCACTTTTAGCACGTTCTAATCCTGAACTTGCAGCATTACTACTAGTAAGCATATTAGTCCAAGCATTACTCAATTCAGACAATCTATTAGAAAGTGTATTTGAATTTATACCTGCTGCTAATTGAGCTTCTTTAGTTCCAGTAACTCCTTTTGTATATTCTTTTATTAAGTCTGTATTATTTAATAAAATTCTTCCAACTCCTAAATTTATCAAACCAAAAGTATCAGTTACATAAGCATCTTTTTCTTTTGCTGTTTTTAGTTTATCAAACTTTACCTTTGCCTCTTCTAAAGCATCATTTATTTTAAATTGACCAGAAGCGTACCCCATTCCTGATTTTTGTAAATGAACTAATGAACCTTTTAATTGAGTTCCAGCCTCTGCTCCAAATATTGAAAATTTTCCAAGCGTTTGAACTAACCCTACCGATTCTTCAAGTGTAACGTTTGCTCCTGCCGCAACTGATCCAAACGTTACAAACGCCTCTGCCGTTTGAGTTATACTTGATGCTCCAACAGCCTGACCTGCGGCTAATATATTTATAGTTTTATCTGCTTTATCTGCGGAGTAACTAAATTGGTTCATTATGCCGACTAAATTTTCAGCACTTACACCTAATTCATCCTTACTTGCTTTTGATAAAGTAATAGCAGCGGCTGACACCTGACTTAATCCTTTTGCTGTATCTGCAAATTTTGAGTTTAACCCTGCTATCTTTTCAAATGAAGTAGCAACATCTACTGTACTTTTTCCGGTTGATTTTGCAACTGAACCAATAGCTTTTTCAAATTTAGAAAAATCAGCATCATTTAAGTCTGAAACTATTGTTCTGAAACTTTGAACAGCCTCTTCATAATTCATTATTGAATCAATAGAAGATTTTCCTAACATAAAAGCCCCTCCAACAACTGCCGCAGTTGATGCCATTGATAGCATTTCTTTTGTTGCAGAACTTAACCCCGGAGTTAATTTTCTAAACGCTCTTTCACTTCTTGCTCCTAACGCTTCTGCTTTTTGGGTAAATCCATCTAAACCTCTACCCATACTGCGTAACGATGGAGACATTTTGTCTTCAGCGGTAAATATGCTAGGTATTATAAGTGGTTTTGACATTTATTATTTTTGTGGACTCATTCTTTTTATTAATTCTAAAACTCTATCGTACCAATAAACAATTCCATTGTAATCTTGTCTATCAAAAAAAAGGCTACCCAAATCTTTAGGCAGCCATTTAAGTTCTAATACGACAGTAGTTATTACTGTATCTATACTCGCATCGTCTTTATCTAGGCCATAAAAAAAAACGATAAATAGTCGGCCAATGAATTATCTTCAGAGTCCATTTCTTTAATTATTGCCGAACTTTGTCCAGTTAATGCAGAAATGTAAGCGATAGATTGTTCAAGTGGTCCTGGCGTTTTAATGTTTTGCGTTCTATCTTGAATTTCCTTTAAGGTTAAACGCGGCTTATATTCTAATTTCTTAACGGTACCAATAGGAAATTTTAAAGTATGCGAGAAAATAAAAGTTTCAGGATCTAAAACTAAAAGACCTTCCATCATTGCTTCAACTAAATAAGCAATATTGCCTTTTAAAGTTTCACGTTTCTTTGGTGAGATTTTTTTATAATCTAACCATGAGTTAACTTCTTTTTCAGCTTGTTCTTTTGATATAGTGTCCATTATGCTTGTTTAGTTAATTGACCACCACCTGATAATTTTAAAGGGAATGTTGCTGCATTTCCATTTCCGGCAACATCACCAACCGGACGACCGGTTCCACCATAAATAGCTCCGTTAATATGAGATACTGTATAATCAGCATCTAAAGGATCACCTGCCAAAGCAGATAATTTCTCTAAATCTAAATTTACATTCATATCCCACGCAACAGTAACGTCTAATGACCAACGTTGACGGTTTAACTGAGTGATCATTCTACCACCTCCATCAACACCATTCATGTCATCATTAGAGCGAACGCCACCTAAATTAAAGGTGCTATCCTCTGCTGCTTTTATAAAAATAACACCACTACCTAAAGTTGGGTGATTATATGTAATTTCTGTTATGTCTCCACCTACTGGCATCGTATGTTATTTTTAAGTGTTTAATGTTCCAAAATTAAATCCCATTGTCGCAGTAGTTGCACTAATTCTAGCAACTCCACTACGTTTAATGCTAAATGTGGTTTCAAATCTGTTAGGATTAACAGAACTGATTCCAACTGATAAAGATGAATTACTAAATGCCGAATCAACAATTAATCCACGCGAAACTAAATCATCAAAATATTTTTTAATAATTTGTTTCCATTGTTTTGGTTTAACTACATTTTGACTTGAAACAATATCTTCATCATTTGCAATAACTTTTCCAACAACATAAAGTTGTTCAAGTAAATAATAACCATAACGGATATTCCAATCAATCATCATATCTCTACGATATCTGAATTGAGGTGGAATTTCTCCATCAGGATGGTAAGTTGTTACCGGATCTTTAACTTGATATTTACCGCTAACTAAATCAACTGTTGAACAGCCTTTTTTAACGAATAAATCACGGTTGTTATAATCTGCCATTGAACCAATCAATGTTGGTGTTGGCATGTCAGAATAAAATTTATTTAAAATATCTAACTCAGGTGTATTTTGAGCCGTTACAGCAAATAATACAGCATCATTAGCAGCAGCTTCCATTGGTAAACCTGTAGAAGCCGGAGCTGGAGATATTGAAATTGTACAATTTAATTTACGAGAATCTGTAATTGAACTAGGATCATCAGCAATACTTCCTGTTAAGGCGATTGTTGGCTTCATTACAATTCCAGTATAACGACCTGTAGGATTTGTATTGTCAGGAATACCATTGAATGCTTCTAAAGCATCCATGATACTTGTAACAGTACCATAACTATTAATAGTGATTGTATTCCAATCAGAACCATAAAGTGCTAAAGCTGGTGCAATAGATGGAGTTCCTGATCCTGATACTGTTGTATTAACCCAATAAGAAATTCCAACAGGATTATTATTTGTATCAACAGAAACTGTAATATCATTCGATGTTAAACCTTTCCATTTTGCGGTAAGAGTTGTAACATAATCATTATCTGAAGAAATTACCGGAGCGCCTAAAACAGCATTTACAACATCTGTAATTTTAGATGTAATAATTGCGATAGTATCACCGGCAACAACGTTAATGTTATAAAATTGAGAATCAACATTTGTACGACCAGCAATTTTAATTGTATGTGTTGCGTTTCCTGTTGCTACACCTGCTGGTGCAATTTGAATAACTTTAGCAACTGAACCAATTGCTGCTGCTTGTGGATAAAATACAATTGGAATACCACCTAATCCACCACCATTTAAAGGCAATGCGATACGCGCGATATGATAAGCAGGCGAACCATAACCATATTTTGCACCAACTGCTTGTGCAGATGTTGCTTGATAAGGTGTTAAATCCAATGTTGCTTGATTTGCTGTATTAGCTTCACAAAGAACAGCTACCCTTTGTGGTAGGTTTGGTGAACTAGTTTGAAAGTTTCCTTTGGCTATTAAGTATCCAACTACTGCGGATATTCTTTCTGCCCCTACTGCGTTTGATGCCATTTTTAAAGAATTATTTTCTGTAAAAATAGAGGGGTAAAAAATAATTTTAAAAAAAGTTACGTTAATTAGGGAATTTATTTATACTTACGACGATGACATTATTAAACATCTATCAAGTATATTTTAAAGAAGAACAATTAAGCTCTATCGACTATATACCTTATTACAATGATGATTGCACTCCTTATTTTGAGAATAGTGTTATTGTAGATTTAATCAATTCTGATGCTCACAGACAAAGTCAATACTTTGGAGTACTTAGTCATAAATTCAGATCGAAAATTACTGAAAGAAAATGTGATCATTGGATGAACTTGCCAAACTTTGCTAATCATTCAAGAAGTAATTTTACACCTCAGCAAATTGATTTTGTTTTAGATAGGTTTAAATTTCCAGTTCTAAATTTAATGCAGCATCCATCACATGATCCTATAACATACGGAGCAAAGTTTCATAGAGAGTTACCTAAGTTTTTCAAAGAAATAACTAATAAGATTGGTTACGAATGGAAACCGGAAATATTTGAAAACATATTTTACTCAAATTACTTTATCGCTAAGAGTCATATTTATGAGCACTATGTAAAATCAATGTTAGAGCCCGCTATTAAAATAATGGATGGTATGCCTGAATTATGGCAAAATAGTGGATATCCTTTTGCTCTTCCTGATGATTTAAAAAATAAATGGAATGTTAACTTTTATCCTTACCATCCATTTATACTTGAAAGACTATTTAGTTACTACTGTCACATCAATGAAATAAAAATATGAAAATTAGTTTAATACACCCATCAAGAAGTAGACCTGAAAAGGCTAAAGAAACTTATGAGTACTGGATGAGTAAATCATCAGGTTTTAATGAAATAGAACATATCTTATCGTTAGACTTTAATGATCCGCGCGAAACAGAATATGAAGTTTTTGGACCATATTCAAGAATTACAATCGATCATAACAACTCAGTAGTTGAAGCAACAAATCAAGCTGCTAAAATTGCGACTGGTGATATCCTTATTTATTTAAGTGATGATTTTAAATGCCCGGATAATTGGGATGAAAAAATAAGATCGCTTTTTGCTTTCGCTACAATGCAGCCTAAAAATATGCCAGCTTTATTAAAAGTTGATGATTGTTTACAACAATTTAACGTTTGTGTTTTAACTATTCCTATAATGAATAGAGAACTATATGAAAAGCTTGGTTATTTCTGGCACCCAGCATATAAATCAATGTTTGTAGATGAAGACCTTTTTTGGACTTGCACTAATAATAATTGGATGATGTATGCACCTGAGCTTCAATTCCCACATGAACATTGCTCAATCGGAAAAGCAGAACGGGACGAAACTTATATCCGATCAGAAGCAAACTGGAACCAAGGAAAAGAAGTATTTGAAAAAAGAAGACTGGAGGGCTTTCCTTTATGCAACTAAGTATTTTAATACCAACACTTCCTAATAGATCTGTTTATTTAAGTGAATTAATCACAAGTTTAAATAAGCAATTAAATGACTCGATAGAAATTTTAATTGATAGTAGAGAATTAACTATTACTACTGGAGAAAAAAGAAATTCACTTTTAGAAAAATCAACTGGCAAATATGTTTGGTTCGTTGATGACGATGACGATATCTCGGAAAATGCAATTGAATTAATTTTAAAAGCAATCGAAACAAATCCTGATGTTATTGGAATAAACGGTTGGATGACTACCGATGGCGAACAAAGAGTTGATTGGGAAATTAGATTAGGTCATCCTTATTGTAATGATCCGCGTAATGGTAAAGATTATTATTTGCGTCATCCCAACCATATCACACCAATGAAACGTGAGCACGCCATTAAAGTAAAATTTCCTCATATAACATTAGGAGAAGATTACGCTTGGGCTAAACAATTGAATGATGAAGGTCATTTAAAAACACAAGAAATTATTGAAAAACCAATTTATCATTATAAATATAGAAGCCATAAATAATATGAATTACTCACAAGGACAAGAACAAGAACACATTATTAATTTTTTCGGAGAGTTTAAAGGAACACTTCTTGATATTGGTGCCAATGACGGCAAAACTTTTAGCAATTCATTAGCACTTATTGAAAAGGGCTGGAATGCTGTATTGGTAGAACCATCAACTGTAGCATATGATAAGTTAGAAGCTTTACATAAAGACAATCTAAATGTATTATGCTATAAGTGTGCAATTGGAACAAAGATAGAAAAATTAATGTTAAAAGTTTCAGGTCATCATTTTAATGACAAATCAGACGTTGCATTACTTTCTTCTTTAAAAGAAAATGAAACTACTCGTTGGAGAAATGCGGGTGTAGAATTTATTGAAGAAGAAGTTATTGTCATTCGCTACGAGAATTTACTTAAAATGTCCGATAATAAAAGTTTTGATTTTATTACTATTGACTGTGAGGGATTAGATGTAGATGTTTTAAAACAAATTGATCTAACAGAAACTAGACTTCTTTGCATTGAATGGAACTCAAACCAAGATGTTAAAGAAGAAATTTTACAATACTGTTCAAAGTTTTGGATGGATAAAGTACTTTATGAATCAGGAGAAAATTTATTAATATGCAGACAGTAGTTTCATTTGCAGACGGTGTAGGACAATACGCTAAAGCATTAATGCGCCTAGAACTTAGTTTAAAACAAGTTGGTTTTGATGGGAAATTCAAAGGAATTAATGACTATGGCCATATAGATTCACCTCATCATAAGGGTTCGCCTGATGCAGTTCCATATGCCTTTAAAGCTTTGTCTATAAAAAAAGCAGCTGAAGAACAGGACTGGAAAGGTCAATTGCTTTGGTGTGATTCTGTTGTTTATGCAACAAAATCAATTACTCCAATTTTTGAACATATTAAAAAGCATGGTTATTTGTTTTTTGATAATCTTGGTTTTTCAATTGGTGATTATACAAGTGATGCTTGCTTAAATAATTTTGGAATGTCGCGCGAAGAATCATTTAACAGCAAGATGTTAATGGCTTGCGTAATGGGATTTGATTTAGATAATCCAATTGCAAAACAATTTTTAGACAAATATATTGGAGCTGCGCTTGATGGAGTTTCTTATCCCGGAGATTGGGTTAATAATAATCTTCAAGTTTCAAATGATATGAGGTGTAAAGGTCACCGTCATGATCAGTCAGTAGCTTCGATTATTGTTAAACAAATGAATTTAGAAATAACAAATGCTCAACAGACATATTTTGCTTATGCATCACATAAAGGATTAGTTCCTATTTGTGACAATGTTTGCCTTTGGAGTGAAGGAATTTAAAAAACTAAAAAAATATAAAATGGGATACACAAATTTTACAGTTGAAAAACTAGAAGATATTATTGAAGTGCATAAACCAAAGTCAATTTTAGATTTAGGCGCTCAAAATATGTACAATCAAGCAGAAGTTCCTGCACCGTATGCAAAAGAATGGTATGAATCAAAAGGAAATATTTATTGCTCATTTATAAAAAATCAACCTGAATTTATCACACTTGAGCAATTCAAAACATTAGATTTTAAACTAAGTTAATGAAATTAGCAGCAATTTATAATGTGTGGGATGGTGTGGAGTTACTGAAATACTCTATCGATTCAATAAAGAAAGATGTTGATTTATTTGTAATTGTTTACCAAGATGTAAGCAATTTTGGCGAAGCATTTAGTCCATTACATGAGATACAAAAAGCTATTGATGGATTAAACACTATTCTTTATAAATATAGTCCAGCTCAATTTAATGGGTTTCAAAATGAGTCTAACAAAAGAAATGTTGGCATTGAAATTGCAAAACAAAATGGATGTACTCACTTTTTAAATTTAGACTGTGATGAAATTTATGGAGATTTTAAAGGAGCAAAACAATTATATACTGTTTCAAAAGCTGAAGGGTCTGTTTGTAAATTATACACATACTTTAAATCACCAACCCTCAGATTTGAAACAGAAGATGGGTATTATGTACCTTTTATTCATAAAATACTACCAAAAACAATTGCTGGATTTAGTGAATATCCATTTTATGTTGATCCTACGCGAGGTATAAATTGCAGCAATGTAGTTTGTTTACCGGTCCATATGCATCATTTCTCTTGGGTTCGTCAAAACATTGAACGTAAATGTAGAAACTCAAGTGCTAAAGCAAATCTTGAACGCGGAACAATGCTTGAAAGTTATTATGATCCTGCATGCGGACCGGGATACTACGTTAAAGATTATGATAAAAAATTAATAGAAGTACCAAACCAATTTAAAATAGAAATATGAGTTTTGAAAAATGCTGCTCGGGTTTTGCCTACTCGACTAAAGAAACCCAACAACATAGCTTTGATATGGGTAAATATGTTATTGATAATAACATAAAAGGTGATATTGTAGAATGTGGAGTTGCTGCTGCTGGAAACTTTGGAGCAATGATATTCGGTTGTTTGACAAAACCGGAAGGTAAAGAAAGGAAATATTGGGGTTTTGATAGTTTCGAGGGGATTCAATTAGCTGGTAAAAAAGATACTTTGCAAGCTGGAATTGGACTGATCACTCACGATGTAAATGTTCCGGATGAAGATCTTTTAGTTTCAAGTGGAATTACTTCGCATACAAAAGAATATGTAGAAAGTAATTTAAAGGATTGGGGACTTGATGATCTCAATATAAAATTAGTTGAAGGTTGGGTACAACATACTATTCCAAAAGTAATTAAGGAGATAAAAAGCATTTCCATTTTGCGTTTGGATATGGATATTTACGCTCCAACAAAATTTACATTAGAACAATTGTATCCTTTGATTACAAAAGGAGGTGTTATTATTATTGATGACTGGGAACTTGACGGTGCACGTATAGCATGTGAAGAATACTTTTCGGAAAATAATATTAAGCCGGAGCTATTAAGTATTCCAAATTCAAGTCCACTATACTTCTTTAAACCATAAACTGATTTTGATAGAAGAGTTCGAAAAACATGGTCAAGAAGGAATTGATTATTACATTTCAGATATTCAATCATTAGTTGATAGATCAAAAGTATTAGAAAAAATTAGTGCATGAAAATAGCAGTACTTATACCTACTCGCGGAGATAGAAAAGAATTTTTAAATAACGCTTTACGTTTAATTAAAAATCAAACACTACAACCGGACCATATTGAGATAGTTGACTTCGAACCGTTAGATTCTGCATGCGATATTACTCCGCGTTACCGTTTTGGCTACGAAAAGCTGTCTAAAATGGGTTTTGATGTTATTTTATTGATGGAAGATGATGATTTTTACGCTAAAAACTACATTGAAACTATGATTTCAGAGTGGATTGATGCCGGAAAACCTGATATTTTCGGCACCACATACACAATTTATTACAATATTCGCGTGTGGGGACAGTTTAGAATGGAACATTATCAGCGAAGTTCTGCCATGTCAACACTAATAAAACCAAGTTTAGAGATAAAATGGCCGCTAAATAATGATCCATACACCGATGTGGCACTATATAATCAGTTAAAATATAAACTTTTTACACCAAAAGAAGTGATATGCTTAGGAATTAAACATGGAATTGGGCTTTGCGGTGGCCGTTCTCACGTTGATGGCTTGCAAAGGTATTCAACTAATGGCGGATTAACTGATCCTGATAAAAGCTGGATTAAAAGTATTGTAGATGAAGAGAGTTTTAAATTTTACAAAAGTTTAAACTTTTAATTTGCTTTTTAAATTAAAATAAACTACACTTACTTCAATTGTTTCAGCGTTGGGTTTTTTGAAAATGAGTGATTAAAGGTTGGAAGTTTAATCGGAGAAGTTTTTTAATTTTGTTCTTTAGGTTTGGAATCTAAAGATTTGGGGTAATTAAAAAATTGTACGTTATGTTACCAATAGCTTTGGAATGTGCGGCTGCGTAGGTTTGGCGACGTGTGGCTTCAAGTTCTAAACCGTTAGTTAAATATAAAAATATGATAACGATAAAATCAATCCAAAAACGTAGAGCCTTTTATAAAGGGCTCGGAATTTCGGCTGATATTTACAATAATTTGACTGATTTCAAATCCATTAATTACTCCTTTGTCAATGAAGGAAAAACTATTAAGATAACCTTGACTTGCGAGAGAAAAGATGCATAATTTTGAAACTATAACTCTAGCTGACGCTTTAAAAAGTCTTGAAGCGCCTCGTCAACCATCGGAATTTCATTTATTTTTAAAAGAGCAGATTTCTGCCACGTCTTCTCATAAGCATTATGCCAATGATTCAATTCATCAGGCTTCAAATATTTTACAAATTCAAAAAAAGCGCCTTCCAGTGCATCATGTTTTGCTTGCAAAATTGCGATGTCGGATAAAATTTTTGGGAACTCAGTTCCTTCGATACTTTTCATAGTTTAAGTCGTTTTTAAATTGTGAATATTAAACCCAATGTTTCAGCGTTGGGTTTTTTGAAATAAAATCATATATCTGAAAGAATAGAATAATAAACTAAACTACACAATGATATTACAAAACATATATAAGAAAGCCATTCAAAGAAAACGAAAATTTTGGCGGTTTTTACGTTCACTATTATGTTCGTTTGGGATTTCTCCAGGATCATTTTGCTTAGCTGTTCCGAGTACTCTTTCTTGCACCGAATCATATTATGTACTTCAGAGAATAACAAAACTGACCCACTTAGGATACCGAGTGCAAGTCCTCCAATTGTCATAATATATGCTTTGGGTGCGGTGGGCTTTATAGATAAAGCGTTGAGGTTTAAATTTTACCAGTCAGTATTAAATTAGCAAAGTTAGTCCAAGTCATTGTCTTAACATCCAGCTTCAACTCTTTAAATATTTTATTCATTAGAATATCTTTTACTGCAGTATTATAAATATTAACGTCAAAGTGGTGATTCTGTGATCCTGCAGTTTTCTTAGCCCAAATAAAATTACCGTTTTTATCCAATATTCTATGTTCTGCTTCATAATGCAAGAAGTAATTTTCATAACCATAAGCGCCTCCACTTGGTAAAGGGAAATTCAAATAACCTGGGGGCTGAGGTTCATCACTTCCTTTTTTCCATTTGAAATTTATTCGGGCCATTAGTTTGTCTTTCAACTGTCCAACTCTAACCATAAAAAGGTTTGGCCGGCTTACACTTACTTTAAACGATGACTGCTCAATTAACATTGAAACATATTTATCTTCTTTATCACCTTTCAGTCCTACAATATTAAAATTACTCCGATCGATGTAATTAAAAACTTGAGCCTCAGCGAAACCAGTATCTATTCCGGTAATTGAGATCTTCATTTTACCTCCACTATCGCGCATATATTCGGCACCCAATATCTGATCAAATTCTTTCCAAATATTATTTGCTTTACTTATATCGTAACTCCACATCTCGCGCGTGATATCTTCTTTCTTTTTCCAGCTTTGATTTGCAATAAATGTTCCAAGTGAACCATGCTTTATTGAATATGTTGATCCACTTTCCGAGTGCGCGATAACTTCATAATCCAAACGAACATCATCATATTCAGAATTTATGCCGGCAACACGACCACCCAAATCGGCAGCACATGTCAACATCACTATCTTACCGTTACCATCAGCGATACTTTGATTTTCAGGAATAATCCCAATCTCATAGTTTCGAATATTTAACTGAAGTTGATTTGATTTAATCGATTGGCCCGGCTCCTCATAAGTTTCTCCCAAGCAAACATTAACAAATGTTTTATAAAGGTCTTCATTTCTTGGTTGGCCGACTGGATGACATTCGATAAAGTCATTTATATAATGTTCCCAATCATACATTCCCAAAGGAGCGTAAAGACTATTAAGGTGATAACTATAATAACCTAATTTACTTGGTTCTGCAGTCGGCTTCCAATATCCTAAATTTAAAAGTTCATGTTTGTTTTTATCATTAAAGAATCCTCCACATTTTTGGCACGTATAACCCACCGACTCAGAAATTAATTTCCCTTCCTCATTTAGTTCCCAAGTAATACCTCCCATTTTACCATCACTATTTTCTACCGGAATGGACCACTTCAATTCTATAAATTCACCACAACACGGACACGGTATTAAATACTTCCGTTGATCACCTAATAAATAAGCCGGTTCAATGTTACTCGTTTCTTTTCTTTCCGGTGTACTGATATAAAATATTTTGTGAGTATCAGCATAGGCCGCGAAACGTTGTTCTAATAATTTACGCGTGCTTCCGGATTCCTTACTTGAACTTTTTACACTTTCGAAGTCATCAAAGAAACCAGTCTGCAAATCTATTTGCCTTAATCCTCTGTGATTGTTTGCACTAATAATACTTACATATCCTTGCGGAAATTCCTTTTTAAAGTTTGTATCACCTGATTTGTTTGCGCGATTCCTTTGGACCTGTGGTTTTATATATGGCCTCAACCCACAACTATCAATCATTAAATCTAATTTCTCCATTGACTTTTCAATCAGATCAGGCGCACCAACTGTTATTAAAGTATTGCCCGGATTATTTTTAATTATCCAACCTACTCCCGGATAAATTACACCGGCAGAGCCACCAACTTGAGCCCCTTTCATAATTGCAACTGTTCGGGCCGGATGCGATTGAGAAAGACAATCAATGATCTCGCGCATGTAAGGTGTTCGATTATATTTGAATGGTCCCGGAAAAGGCTTAGCCATGATCATATTTTGTTCAGTCCAATCAGATGGTTTAATATCTGAAATGAAAACCTTACCACTATTAATGATCTCTACAAATTGATCCTTATATAAATTATTCTCGCTCACCTACACCTTTCTTTTCTGAGTAATCATTTACAATATTATCAATCGATTTCACACTTAATACTGTTGCTTTATTGATAGCAAGGTTAAACCACTTAATTAACTCTCCATTAATTTCGGCCACGTCATTTACATTTAAAGAATGTTTCTTTGCGAAGATCCGGGCAAATTCTGCAGAACTATTATGCACCTCCGTTATAATTGACTGGTTATGTTGTAAGAAAACCGGTTTAATTAGTTCAGACGGTACCACAACGCCTTTCAATTTTTCTTCTTTTAGCTTTAAAAGCCTTACTTCCTGCTCTAATTTCTCAACTTGAACAGATGTTTTCTTTAAATCAAGAGCAGCATAATTATTATTTTCATCTACCTCAACAGATTTTGCCGGCTTATCAGATTTTAAAGCCGGAGCGATCGCAACAATTACATCCTTTTCTCCGTTTTTAGCCTGTTGTTTTTGTAAAAAAGCTAGGTTTCTATGGTCCGCATCATCAATATAATCATCATCGAGTAAAATAACCTTGCCCCTTTTTATATAAACCGCTAAATTTTTAGTGGCCATTCCGCACCGGTCCGCAAATTCTTTTTTTGAAAACTTTGCCATAATTAAAAATTTTGTAGTCAGTCAAAACCATTGTAGTTATTGACAATTTTACAAGTGTAGTCAAAAAATTTGATTTTTCGCTACATTTTAACGACAAAAATCGAAATAATGACATCCATGAAAGAAAACGCGCCGCTTAGCATTAAT